GACGGTGAACACCGATCCCTTTTTAAAGCCCGGAACATCAGCAACAGCAACATCTAGCTGTTTGCGGTTTTCAGACAAATGCGATTCTCCAGAGAATACCGGGTTGACGAAAGCACCGAACATGGCTTTGATCGCAACCGAGCCGCCTGTGGCCTGGTAGATGACGTCATCGCCTAGGGTATCGGTCATGATTTTATCTGGGATTAGGGAGGCAAAGTTCATCTTAAAGCCGGGACAAAAATGCTTGCAGTGCTGTCGCGATAGCTAATGCGCCGGTAGCATTGGGATGTGTGCCGTCGCCGTTGTCATTTGCTGCCGCTATTAAATAGGGTGTTGCTGTATCCTCTATGCATTTGCGCAAATTGAATACTGGGCATTCAAGTTCTGCACCCAATGCATAAATTTTTGCATCCCATCTTTGTTGGGCATGGTATTTTGCATCTGAAATCCAGGTGGCACAGCCAGCCTTCCAGGCTGTTATATTGGTAAATATCGGCTGAATGTCATGGGCTTTTGCCCAAATTGCCGCCGCTCTAATTGCCGCCAAATCTTCAGCTATCGCTGTATCCTGAGCAGCTGTACCTGTTTGATTAATCGTATTGAGCGATGATTGCAATAGCACATATTTTGGCGCTTGACCCTTATCAATCAACTTTTGTATTTTCGCTGTAAATGGCACTAAAAACGAATTAGGCCTTGTCCCCGCAACAGATACCCCGCTTGCAGTGACTGACTGATACCAGGTTGCTACTTTAGGATTCGAGAGACCTTTCAATTGACCCGGATAATCCGTTATGTCATTGACATAACTATCTCCAAAAATAGCAATCGATAATCCTTTTTGTGGATATTTTATATTGGTTGCGACCGTTAGCTTTCCCACCGTTGCCGCCGCTAATGAACCGGTATAATCGGACATAAATGCCGCGCTTTGCCCAGCTTCGACGTATTCTGATGGAATTTGAATAGCCGACTCTGACAAATCTTCAATCATGATGTTTTTTATTACCATAACCGAGCCAGTGGAGGCAGCGCCCGTAGTATTTCCGCTAATTCCGAAACCAAGCCTGAAGGTAACTGATTGTGTTGTAGTGGGCTGAAAGATAACCGCCTGTTTTGAATTCGCTTCAATCCCGGATCTAGTGAGCTGATATGATCCAAAGTCAACAGTGGGAGCGGCTACAACATCAAGAATATTGGTTCCAGATGTTGGTTTAATCAACTCTTCAATTTCAAAACTTAAACAATAAGTATGGCCAGCTGAAAAACTGATAGCCGGAAAAGATTTGAATGCCCGTCCAGTCAGCCCTGCTGCTAGTGCTATCGTGATTTTTCCTAAAGCATCATCATGAACAATAGTGGGCGTTCCGGTACCAGCAATGATCGATTGCGTAAGCTCTGAAACATACTGTGTAGGCAATAAGTTGGCGACTACACGGCCAAGATTCTTTAAATCTATTTTTTTCGGCTTGCCGGTGATTTTTTCGTTTGCAGAAACGGCCATGTTATTCCCCGGCCATTACTGTTACAGCCGCACCTGTGCCGCTGATTGCAGTCAGGTTTGCCCGCGCATAAACCCATCCAGCATCAACCGCGAAACCGTCTGTTGCTGATGTCGTGCCGGAAAGTGTTATCGTAGCCCCCTCAATCCAGTTTATGCCGTCATTACTGAATTCAATGACTATTGTTGCCGATACCGCGCCGGTACCGGCAACAGAAGCCTGATAAGCGCTGTTGGTGCTTTTTCTTGCATGTGCGCCTGATGTTTGCACAGTCGTCACTGCATCCAATAGTTTAGCGCTGGCTTTATGCCCGCTGGGTATCGATTTAACTGGATCTGTCATAACTGGTATTCCTATGCCTAAATTTTAGTTAATAAGTAGCTCTTCGCTGACTTCAGCTTTTCCAGTCGGGACCGTTTCAAATTCTGCAACAGCAATGCGCATCATTTCCAGCCGGTATTTCAGCTCATCGATAACGGATTCATTAGCGATTTGCTGAATGCGGTCCGGGTAGCCATGATCAAGCAGTGATTGAACGCTTTCTATGGCATCGACTATTTTTGAATAACGGTCATTCGACCATTGCAGCGCCTCAAAAACTTCTTTGCGAGTCTCATTGCTGAGCAATGTCAGCGGCAATGCAAGTATTTGGTCATAGCCATGACGGCGTATTTGTTCAAAAGCCTCAGCGGCGGTAAGCTCTTCAATAAATTGTCGTATCATTTTTTATGGCCTTTGATTGCAGGGGCGACTATTTCGCCCCTACGGTAAACGTATTGTTTAAACGTTTTGTTTAAACTGCGATTTCTTCGCCGATGCTTGCAACACCAGCCGTTGCGCCCAATGGAGCAACAAAGTCGAATATTTCAGTAATCACAATCGGAAATACGCCAGTACCCAAATCGCCATCTGCTGTAATGGTCAGGATTGCACCGTCGCCAGTGCCTGCCCATGCCAATTCTGCTGACATGCCGTCCTCAGCAATAGTTAAAACGGATGTTTCAGCCGGGATAATAGACCATACTGGCAAGCCTTCAACTACGCCCGGTGTGCCGTCTGCTTTGGTAAAAATGGCGGTAATAATGCGTTTAAAGCCTTGGTTAATTGGATGACTCATTTTTCTCTCTACTCCTAAAATTTGACTGACGTTAGGGTGTCAGTGAACCACTATGAAATTAAAATATCTTTTATGACCATCACCATTAAAACGAGTGATAACACTAACATTGCTGTTTTCAATTTTTGCCTAACTTTTCGATATGATTTTCAATCGTCTTTTCAACTGCAAAAAGCAAGCGTGTGGCCATGTGACCACTCACCCCCGCAGTAGCCGCACAAATACCAGGCGACTGACCCAACGAATCCAGCAACATAAAAGCGCCAATCCCGACAAACCCGCTGGTGAATATTTCACCTACCAATTCAATGATGCTGAATTTTCTGGTTTTCGATTGCTTCATCCGTGAGAACCAATTAATCAATCCGCCCGATGTTGCCATGCCTAAAGCTAGCAACCAGGTGGTATAGGTCCAGTTGGTGGGATCACGCTCCAACATCGTTTTATCCAATCGTTGAGTGCATCAATATCCAGGCTGTACCGTTTGATACAAACTGAGCCAGGTCGTTATTGGCATCCTGTGTCGCGAAGGTTGCGCCGCCTGCGATGGTTTCGTTTGCTGCCGGGTCAATGGTGATGGCCTGAGCAGTGGCGTCGATTTTCTTTACGAACAGCTTTGAACCTGTAGGAATGTCGGCAACTGCGGGCAGGTTAAGGGTTTGCGCTGCTGTGTTTGGAGCAAAAATAATTAAGTCTTTACCGCCAAAATCACCAGCGTTTAATGTTTGTGCGCCGGTTGCTGCCAGCGTTAGAACCCGCTGACCTTCTTCGCAGAACTCGGCAAGATCAACCAACACTGTGGTATCAGCTGTCAATTGCGCTTGGTCGGCAAAACCGATAAACCACGTGTTGATTGTTGCAGCGTTATCCACTTTGCTGGTTGCAGCATTCCAGAACAGGCGCTGACCTTGGGTGATCGCCTGAGCGGTATTTTTAGCCAGTTGGAAAACGCCTTCTTTGGCAACTGAACCCGTATCCGTGCTGGCAATATCAACCAGGGCAATGCCCATTTGCTGCTTACCGATGGCTACAGGTTGGCCGCTTACGACCGCTGAACCGGTGCCGTTGTACCAGTCGATAACATCGCCCGGCTTTACATATTTATTTGTCATGATATTTCCTCAAATTTGTTTTGTAGGGTGGATTCGCCGACAGGCAATCCACCTTTACTGTGGCGGTTTGCTAGCGCAAAACCGCCATACGATTTATGGCTTATGCCCCTGCGTTTTTGTATGCGCCTTCATAGCCGACCGCACCGACACCGAACGGAAGCTCTACACGGTAGCTAACGCCACCAGTGGTAAAATTCTCTTCCATTGCCACAATCGGCTCGGATTGACCATCCAGGAACACGACTTCGATAACCGGGGCAATAGTTGGATCTGCAAACAAATACCATTCATTGCCGGTAATGCGAGGCGTATCAACGATGTTTTGCACAATGCCATTGACTTTATTAGGCCGCTGCAGCTTGTTGGCAGTGTCGGGGTCGTATTGAGCGCCGACAATAACTCGAACATCGCCACCCTTGGCAAGCGGTCCTAACCAGATGTTAGGGCGAATATCCAGATACTCATTGCCGGAAATGTCCATTTGCTGTGCCATTGCTACCCGTGCAGCTTCAAGGCTGTCTACAGATGGCACAGCGCCGGTACCTTGATAGTTACCATGATCGGTTGAAAATAACGCAAAACCGTCTTTCATAGTCGGGTTTGCTGTTAACAAGGCGAAAACCTTATTTTCAATCGTGCGTTTTGCCGCGCGGCCTAAATTGGTTGTCAGGGAGGAAATAAACCCGATGTCGTCATTGATAATGACTTCAGGTGTAATGCTGATGATGTTGCCTCGACGCAGAGCGGTCACGCCTTCTTTGCCTGCATCATGAATCGCTTTTTGTTTGTATTCGCCCGCTTCGTTGACGGCCTCGATGTCACCGATAGCACCAACGCGTAGACGTTGCCACTCACGGAAATCTGAAACAGAACCTGTCACACAGAATTTTGACCAAGTGTCAGGCGTTGCATTGAACGCGGTCAACACCTGACGATGCATGACATTTTCCAGCAAAATAGGGAAGTCGCTGGTTGTTTGGCCGTAGCCTGCTTGTGGACGCATTGCCAGAGCCGCTTTAACCATCGATACACGATCCATACCTTTGACATTGCGCCCTGAACGCTCAAGTGATGCTTTAGCTACATCTTCAAGACGTAAATGACGGAACTCGTTAGCAGGGTCATGCTTTTCTTTTCCGCTGCGAGCCATAATCGCCTGTGTGATACCCCGCGCGAATTTTTCATTATCTGATTCGCCAGTTTCAACACGATGAGCGAAATTTCCGGCTGTTGGCTCCAAACCTTCGCCAAGCTTTAAATGCAGTTTTTCAACAGCGGCTTGCACGTTGATATTGATATCGTCAACACATTGCGCCATTAAATCCGCTACACCATTCAATTTTGCGAACGGTGCGAATTTTGCACGAATATCAGTGCGTCGCTGGTTTTCAGCGGCCAATACTTGGGTTTTGATTTCCGCTGCATTAGGTTGAATCAATTCAAAAACCGGTGCTGGTGTAGCAGGTGTTTGTGTTTGGGCGGGTTGAGGTGCAGCCGCCTGTGGTGTTGCCTTATTTTCTGGCATGGTTATCCCCTTGTTTTCGGGTTGGGTAAATATTCCGGCGGCTGCCGGAACGGATTTGTAACGGTTTAAATCAAAATGTGCAGAGACCGGCACGGCGGCGGTGATTTTATTAACCAGTCCTTCTGCAGCGGCTTCGGCGGCGGTAAACCAGTGATCGACGCCATCGGTTAGCCAGCTCATCACTGCCTCAACAGTTTTTCCAGTTTGTTCGGCGTAACTGCTGCTCATGGCAGCAGCGAATTTGTCCAGTGTGTCGGCCATGTCGCGCATGTCTTTAGAGTTGCCGACTGTGCCGCCCCAGGGGGCATGGATCATCATCAAGGCATTGTCGGCCATTTCTACGCTGTCACCGGCCATGGCAATCAGTGATGCGATGCTGACTGCAACGCCGTCAATGGCGATTGTGGTTTGCGCCTTATGGCGTTTGATCGCGTTATAGATGGCGAGGCCATCGGATACTGAACCGCCATAGGAATTAATACGGATTGTCAGATTTTCAACATCAAGCGCGGCGATGTCTTGAACGAATTGTTTAGCCGTGACTGAATCATCAAACCAGCTTTCGCCAATGTCGCCATAAATATTGATTTCAGCCGACTTATTACCTTTGGCTTGGATTTTGTACCATTCAGCCATTTGCTGCTCCGGGTTGCGTTGGATTGTCGTTGGCTGGATCACTAGTGCTGATCAAGCCTTTTGCTTGTAATTGTCTACGCCAGCGGGCCTCCTGCTCAATGACATCGCGCGGGTTGCCGCCACGTTTACGGATAATTTCAGGTCCAGCGATATAACCGGCCCGTTCACCTTCGCTGTTGCCTTTGATTTCTTTTAACGGGTCAATCCATGGCATGGACGGACCGATAAACAAGGCGTCATCAAGCGAGAGCGGGTCAATGTCAGCAGGCACATTAACCAGGCCGTCAAGCACTGCCATCTTTACGAAAGTTTCCCAGGTTGGCTGCACCATCTTGCCGACAAATTCCGAGGTCAAAACCTGATAATTTGCCCAGCCCTCAACCAGCTCTTGTCGCTGGCTTGAATAACTGCCGTCATAATCACGGGCGATGGT